GAGTGATCACCAGCAGAAGATGTAGTGATGTTTCCAAAGTCACCCTTTTTCAGTTTCATGCTTGAAAGCAATTCATCTGAACCAGCAGTTGAAACAGCTTTAGTACCATTTACGGTAGTGTTTACTGAGTCTGCTGCTGAGTGCAATGCTGATTGTGCGTAACCAGACAGGTAGCCAAGAACTTCTTGGTCATGTTGGTCAGCCAAACGATAAGCTGCACGATTGGTTGCAAGATCCATAAAGTTGACATGTGAGTGAGCTTCCTCGATGTCATCAATCTTAAAGGCGTAGTAGTTTGCCTTGTCGATAACAAGAGAAAAGTCCTCATCGTCAAGATCTTGTGCAGAAACCTGCGTTCCACGAGCATATGCGCTCACTGAAATTTCAGGTTCTTTAATAATTTTGACTGTATCACCTTGAGCGGCAATCTCGCCAAAATAATCTGAGTTAGTGATGTCACCAACTACGGTACTCTTACGAAATGCAAGCTGTACCTTTTTGGAATAGATTACGGAACTAAAGTTACCGTTAGGTAAGTTACCGTAACCCGATGCTGAAGTAAAAGCCATGATAAAATCCTCCATGATATTTGGCTTCGGGTTACAAAGCTAAACACCTACAAGAGGCTGTTACATTTTCTAGGGTGCAGTTAGTATCCAGTTGCGCTACCGAATAATTACTGGGCCTATACTTGAACAGGTAGTTCTTATTAGTTTAGACTTTTGTTATGTTTGGGAAAATTAATAGTATAAAGAGGTAGTCCAAAAGGAGGCTCTTAAAACTATACGTGCTTAGTTATATGTACACAAAAATGTTTGTCAACACTTATCGTGCACCAGCACTAAGATCATACACGAATTTCCCTGTTCGCATAGCCTTAGTGATTTCTTGCTCACGGGCTTCAAACTCTTTAGCTGACATTTTAGCGACATCTGATTCTTTAATCATTGAGCCACCTTCTGTTGGGTCAACTTTAGTTCTTGAACCTTTACCAATAGACTTAGCTGCGTCTTTAGTTTTAGCTCGTCTAGCCTGTGGTGTTTCTCCGTTGTCAATCTTGTATAGATCAATAACACGGATAACAGAATCTGGATCGTCCATGTTTTCGTACAGAGCGTCACGAACCCATCGAGGTTGATTTTCTGCCCACTGATGGAATCCATCTGAATCTCTTAGTTTATCAAAATCGGAATGAGCCTCTCTGATAGTGGCTTCTGCTGACTTACGTTCTGTCTCATACTGTAATTCATCTAGCTGCGCCAAACGGTCCTCAGCTTTTTTAAACATCTCTTGAGCTTTCTTAGCGGCTATAGTCTCTACTATACCAGCAACGTCAGGGTATTGTCTTGCCCATTCCTCAATGTCTTCGTCTGACTTAGGGGGAATAATAGATTCTTTATGCATCCTGTTTTCGAATGCCTTAAACTTTTCTTCCCACTCTTTTTCTTTTTGTTGCATGTGACGACGAAGATCACCATAACGTTTCTTAAAAGACTTTTCTTCAGCACTTAGGTTAGAGTCATCTTCTTGTGCTTCAACTTCAGAGTTGGTTTCTTCTTGTTGGGAATTACCCGTAGCCTGTACTTCGGTTGCCTCAGATCCTTCGCCATAGGATTCTTCTTCGAAGGTTTCACCTCTAGCCTCCGCTTCTAACTTAGCAATTTCTTTTTCTTCTTCCTCTAAACGTTTTCTTTTACGATCATAGTTATAACCTCGATCTACAAAACCTTTAGTCTTAACTGATTCTACTTGTGTTAGTTCAGGCATAGTTATCTCCTTATGTTGGGGCCAGCAGTAGCTGGGTAGCCTTATACTTATTTGGATTGTCTAACTTGTTTATCGTGCACCTAGACCAGCACGTTTCATTTGATTTTCTAGAGGAAGAGGTAATTGTTCTTGTGGTAGTTCTTCTTGCATAGTTACTGCTTCGCTAACACCTATTAGCTCTGGGAGAATCTTACTAAAAACTTGAGCGGCAGGAGTACCAGAAAAATCCTGAAGAATTTGTTTTTCTTCGTCTGGTAACTGTCTGACTCTATCCATAACAGTTCTTTTATAAGTTGAGATAGTGTCTTCTTTTATTCCTACTTCTGGACTTTCTACATTTTCCATTATAGCCAATCTTTCTTTAATTTATTAACCATTGCTTTGTAAGTTTTGTAAGCGTCATCAAGAAGGTTATTATCTATAAACTCAACTGACTTATCTATCTGAGTTCCAATCCAATTCCAGTCTTTATGATCTTCTGGTATAGATGCAACAATCTGTGGAGCTACGTGGTAGTATTCCTCAACATCAGACGGAATAGCAGCCATATATGTATCTCTAAAGTTTCTGAGTTTAGTTAGTGTTGGGCCATCGTCTGCCTCACCTCTGCGATCAACAATAGCTGTTGTCAGGAAGCAACCACCTCCAGAACTTCCTGCGCTACCGCCTTTATCAGCATCTCCGGGGCCATCATATGAACCACCTGTAGGTGTAGTCTTTTTACCTAAGAAATCTTTGACGTACTCATTTCCACTAGAATCAACAAAGACAGTTTTACCTTCATCATTCTTAACAACCTTACCACTGCTATCAGCTTTTACACCTTGTACCTGACCAGCACCTGCAATATTTCCTGTTGCTATGCCACCTACAGTACTTCCTGTATAACCTCTGTTTTCTGAATCTCTAATTGCTCTTTCTCTATCTCCAGAAGGATCATTCTTTATTAACTCAGCCTTTGCTGCTTTTGCTGCTTTAGCTGCTTCTACTCCGCTAACAGATTCTGTTTTTGCTGCTGGTGAAATTCCATCAGGTCTTGTTCTAGGTCTTAAAGAAGTATCAACTGCGCCAGACTCTCTTCGGATAATTCCGTCTTCACCTATCGTAGCTCCTTTGTAGCCAGGGCTTGTTTCCAGTAAGTATTCGTTTACATTCTTTTTACCTGCTTCGGTAAGCTCATCATAAAAGATCGCTGACTCTTCTGGTCCTTCCATAGATAGTGCGGCTTGTCTTGCATTATTAAATCTAGCAGTACCTGGGGCAGCAATTTCATCAAGAAAATCTACAGCACCGCCAGCCGCTTTTACAAAGTTATTAATATCTGTTTCAATCTTTTTAGCTTCTTCTTCTTTACCTAAAAACTCAGCCATAAGTTTATTAGCTTGAGCTTTAGAAACTGCTTTAAGCTGACTTGTTGTATTGATTATACCAAGGCCCAAACCAATAGGAGTTGATACTAATCCTGCAACAACACCAGCAGCTTTAGGGATTTTAATTGCGTCATCCAAAGCTTTCCTAGCTGCACCATAGGTATCCTTTACATCAACACCACTATCTTTATATGCTTCAGAAAGACCTTCAGGTGTAGTCATATCAAATCTTTTAACAGAAACTTCTGGAACGTCTCGTTTATCTTTACCAGAGTCTTTGGGGGCAGTTTCAGCAACTGTTTCGGGTAGGGTATCCTCTGCACTTGGGCCATACAGACTTTCTCTGTTTTCTGGTGTATCTTCTACAAAGTCATTAAAGTCATCTGGTACAGAACTAATAGGTCTTCCATTTAGCATCAAAACAGATATACGTCTTCCATCTTTGTGTATGTAGAAAACTGTTTTCATACCAGTCTGAGTATCTGGCTCTGTAGGGGTAGGTGTAGGTGTTGGACTTACTATTGGTACACTTGTTGTTGGAAAGTCTGTAGGTGCTTTATTTAAACCGTAAATATTAGGATCAGTGATGTTTACTGGTTGCAATAGTGGGGTGCTTTGAACTGGCGTAGGAACACTGGGAGAATTTCCAATAGGGTTGCCGAAAGCATCTTTTTGCCCAACATCACCACCGTCTGCCATACCTCTGACTGAACCCCCCTCAGACATTGTCATAACTTCTTGTAAGAGAGCCATTTCATCTTCTGTGAGATCATCGTCATCTTCTCGTACAGGCTCACCACCAATACGACCCTCAGCTTCCATTTGAGCAAAATCTTCTTTGGCTTCCTCACGTAAGTCTTCAAAGAATTTAACACCGTAATAACGAACAACATCAGCAGGTACTACGTATTCACCTTCAGATAGCATAGCAGGAATATCATCTCGAACTTCTTTTGGTGTAGATCCGGGTGGAACTGAGTTACCTGACTCTGCGTCAATCTCTACGTCACCACCAAAGGCAAACGCTAATTGCATCTGATCTTTCATTACTGTACCGCCTTCATTAAAAGTTCTTATACTTTGGTAAACAGGATGTTCTTTTCCCCTGACAGAGATAGAACCAATCTGTGGGCCTAACTCAAGTTCACCAATAACTGTTGGTCTTAAGCGAGGCTCTGTTGGGGAGTTAGGGTATTTCTTAAGGTTAACTCCTTTAGAAAAATCTGTTTCAATGGTGTAAAAGTGTTTTCCTTTGTTCTCAACAGAAATGAGTGTTCCAATATCTTCCATACCCTCAGGGGCACTAGACCATTTCCAACCAGCTTTTTTCTTAAATAGGTTAGTTTTAATTTGTGTTTTACCCTTACCAACAGACCCTACAGATTCGACATTATCATTAGAAACTTTAAAAGATGGCTTACCATCAGGATTTATTTTTATGTTAGCACTAGAAACATTTCGACCAGATAGAACTTCACCAGTAGCTGGATTCAAATAGTCACCACCCTTAGGTCTTTGACCTTCAGGAAACATTCTTTCTGGTTTAGGAAATACAGAAACCATCTCTTCTGATTTCTTTTTGATTGCACCAGTGCCGAGCATCGAGGTAGTATTAGGGTCAATCTCGTACTGCTTTATTTTATTGCCTAAAGCTTTAATACCTTTACTACCGTACTTAATGGCTGCCCCACCTAAAAGTAGCATTCCTGCTTCAATTGCTGCTGAACTACCAGCTTTTCCTAGTTCTTCTTTAATATAGTCATAGTCACGTTCTTCCTCTGGTTTAGAATACTCACTAACTACGTTGACCATATTACCACCAGCCTCGTAGAATGGGACTAGCATTTCAGCAGTATAGTTTAGACCATCTACTAGTTCTTCTTTAGATACTTGACCTTTAGCTTCTTCTAAGCTTCTAAAGCCGGGCCTACCTTTAAGTGCGGTAGAAAACTGTTCTTGTTTAGATGGTTCCGTTGTTTCTGTAGGAATATCTGGTGAAGAAAATCCCATACCAAGATCTGACATCTGACTTGTAAAACCGTATTCCTCAGTATCTTCCACTAAACCACCCTCATCAAATCCTAAACGTTTAAAGAACTTCTTAAAGAAATTTTCTTCTTCGATAGCTTCTTCTTTTTTTCTGGGCTTAACTATAGGACTCGCAGAAATATCGGTAGAAGAATAACCTTTAGGTTCACCCATTTTTCTGAGCATATCTTGGGCTGCGAACCTAAGGCCAGCTATACCTTTATTTATTACCTTTGCGTTTGCATTTGTTGCAAGCTTAGAGTCTAACGGCAAGAACCCTCTCTTGTCTGACTCTCTTAAAAATTCTGTGTCAATCTGTGAAATTGTACTTTCAAGCTTTTTTGTTTCACCAGTTGTAGGAGCTATAAACTCAGCGTCAGGATCATCAAAAAGTTCTACGAGAAGTTCTTCTCCAAATTTTTCTTTGTCAAGAAGATTGGCTGCTTCAATACCGTACTTCTTTTTAAAGAACTTAGGATCTTCGTTTAGCATATCTCTTAAAAGAGCAAGACCTCTATGCCTTGTCTCGTGAGCGATAACATCCTTAGAAGACCCAACGTCAGGTCCATAAGATACTGTGTCAGGCTCAAAACTTAAGACTTTACCACTATGGACTTCGCCATGCATTCCATCTTCAAGAGGATAATCACCCATATAAAAAGCGTTATTAACACCTTCTGGTACTTCGTACTTCATACGAGAAATATCAAAACCAAGACGAGAGATAGGATCTTCACTAAGAATTTTATCCATATCCGCACGAAATTCTACATTAGCTAAACCAGCCATTTTTTCTGGGTCTGGCCTTGATCTAGGTCTAAGAGAGGCTCTATCAGTTTTAGTACCTAGACCTGTAGGTCTTGCTCTAGGTCTTAACGTTTTCTCAGCCATTTACTTTATCCCGAAGTCGAGTAAGAGAACGAAGAGCACGTACTTCTCCTTGAAGCCTGTAGATCTCTTCTAGTTCTACTCGTTGTTCTAATTGCCTATAAGTATATTGAATACGATCATGTAGCTCTTCTAATAAAGCATCCCAAGAGTTCTTATCATTTACTACTAGCTTTAGGCTCATGCAGCACCTTGTTGCCCAGTGTTACCTGAGAAACCCTGTTCTCCTGGCTGAGGAGCCGTACCAGTTCCTATGTTACCACCCCCAGCGCCAGTAGTATCCTGCACTCCTGTGGGCGCTCCTTGTCCCTGTGGTGATGGTGGTCCTTGTACCCCTTCTTGTGGAGCAGCCTCAGGATTCTGAGCTTGGAAATCTTTTAGGAGTTCAGCCTGTAGTTTAGCATCAGCTATTGAGTTGACTACTTTATCAGGATCAAGATCCATAGACTTAGCGATTTCTCTGATGATGTAGTCCATCTTAGCAAATGGTGCGAGCGTTGGGTTCTGAGTAATCTGCAGGAATTGCATCAAGCGTTGTGAGCGTACCTCATTAGCCATCAAGCTCTCAGTACCTTGAGCTTTAACCTCTAAGTCACCTTTAATTTCGTCATCGAAGTCAAACTGCATATTAAAGTTAAAGAAAGCTTTACCAAGGGGTGATAGAAGGTAATCATCTACGTTTTTTACAACGTTACGAATAGAACCATTAGCAGCAGACATAAGCATAGAAATACCACTTGCAGTACGACCCACACCCGAAACGCCAGTTTGACCATGCGCAAAAGATGGAAAACCAGTAGATTCATCAGCTAGTACTCTTGCCTTATCAAATAGTTGCATGTTCTCGTTTGAAACATTAGGAAACTTAGTACCAAACAAAGCTTGCCCAGGAGCACCACCCTGTCTCCTAAAGACTTTACCGGGATATACTGACATGTCTTGGCCCGGAACTAAGTTTGTTTCATCTACTTCAATGATAAGATTTCCTGAGAGTGCGGCATTGTCTACCGCCATACGCATGAAGCCATTCATCAAAGTCTGCGTATCGTCCATGTTCTCTGCGATACCTACACCAAAGAAGCTGTAAGGATTAACCTCATACGGTACTGCGTAGTAAGGAATGTAGGACGGTGTAAATGGATTAAGAACTAAACGTAGAACCTGACCATTACAAACCCAAACGTTAACAGAGACTTGATCTAAGTCTTCCATTTCTTTTGGGATGTCAACGTTTTGATCTTTTAGTATTTCTGTATCTACGTATCCCCAGAACTCTAAAACTTCGAAGCGTTCACTACGAGTTTCTTGTTCGTCGTCTTCCATAGCTTGTTCCCACCACTCTTTTGTGTAGGACTCCCCCAAAGAAATAGCTGTATCAATAGCATTCTCACGGAAGAAAGGTCTTCGCTTAAGCCCTCTAATCTGTGAGCGAGACATCTTGTGACGCTCGATAACAAACTCTGCGTCATCCATATTAGAGGCGTCTGGGTCAGGGTAAAAGTTCCAGATAGAAACAGACGAGCACCGAGGCATAGTCTTGATAAGAGGAGTGTACTCACCGTCTTCAGACCAATTAGGATATTCTTTATCTACTGCAAACGGACCCTTCATAATACCTGTGCCAAACAAAGCACACTCAAAAGCTGCGGTACGTAATTCCTTACGAGCATTTGATTCTTCTAGCTGATCATGAATTTTCTTTTCCATTTTCTTGGCTGCTACCATAGCGGGATGGAAAGTAATTTGTGAGGGTGTTTCTGCTTCACCTTCTTTTAGATCTTCTTGAAATGGAGAAAGTTTATTTCTTAACCCAGCAAGTCTTTCTCTGAAGTCAATGAGTGTTTCACCTGGTTCGATTGGAGGGGTTTCTTGCGTTTGTGGTTGTTGCTCGTTCATCTTTTTAAGGGGATCTGCAGTCTCTAGATGAACAGCTTCTGAAATACCCTCAGGTAAAATAGTTGGGTCAATGCTAATAGGAAATTTGTTAGCGCCAAACAAGACTTCGACAATCTGACCGTAGGCTGCTAAGACTTTTGTTTTAGTAACTTTAACAAATACTCTAGACTTTTCTGCTGAGGTAAACTGTATGTCTGGGCTATATAACCCCCTGTAATTTCTGTAGGCTCTAATCCAGCGTTGTTCTTCCCCATATCGAGCAGTTTCAGCTTTACTGAATCGTTCCTTAACAAAACCTACGATAGTTCCAACCATAGGGTCATTCGAAGTATTTTCTTCTGAATCCTCGATGTAAGATACCTCTGCATCTTCCATGTAGACTTCTTCAGCTAGAATGTCATCTTCTTCCATAGTTATTCCTTAGTATCCAAAAATTGAATCTGCTGCTTGAAATCCTGACCTCTGAGTTTCAGAGTTATAATCAAACAAGTTACTGCGGGGGCGTGTCATAATTCCGTACCGTAAAGCATCATAGATGTGGTCTTCAGATCTCGTGTCTACGTCCTCTGGGTTATTCTTATCTAAAGGCAAAGACGGTAGTTGCGAGATCGTATTATAACAATTGTTAAAGAAGACTAGCCTAGGTTCTTCTGTAAACTCATCAATCTGAAGTCTTCTATGTAATTCGTTTTTACCAGCTACACGGGAACCTTTAGACCTATCGGCTGGCCTCCAACGACACCCCTTAACAATCATTTGTTCTGCTAGGCTTGGTCCAGTATCACCTCTTTTATGCCACAAGGAACTATCAAGAACACCGTATCGTATTTTCTCTTCTGATTCTAAATCAAGGACCATATCAGCTAAGTCAGTCGCTAAGACTTTACTGACGTACAATTCTCTATATATGATAAGTTGCTCATCAGGCGCAACGGCAAACCAAAGCACAGCACTGTAAGAACCATAACCATAATCTGCTGCTCTAAACCTAGGCCAATTACTAGGGATATCAAAGGGGTCTACCACATGAACTTTACGATTAAATTCAGGGAAGGCTGCGCCCTCATTAATGTCCCAGTCTCCTTCAAGTAGTTGTCTTCTTTGATGCTCAGGGAGAGACAACAAGTTAGCTTCGTACATCCCATCGTCAGACAGATAGGGATTATCAAACAGAGTTGCAGGTATAAACTTCCTTTTAAAAAGAGGTTCACCTTCTCTGCTGTGACCCTTAGGCCAACAGATAACCTCACCATCTTGGTCAGTCGCCCAGAAAGCCTTGTTAGGTGTCTGAGGATCAATAAAGGTACGTTTTACCCAACTGTGACCCGGACCCCCTGGGTTACTTGTCGCCCTCATGTAGAGAGGTAATCCACTGGCTTTTGTTGTACGTAACCTTGAACGCATATAAGACCACGCATAATCTGTAGGCCACTGAGTAAGCTCGTCAAACCCTATCCAGTTAAATGCTTGACCTTGGTAACGCATAACGTCATCATCACGGTCTAGGTATGACATCCAGAGAGTTGCTCCGCTAGGGGCTACCCAAGTCTTATCCCTTTCCATAAACTTAATACCCGGTATTGCTCTTGGGTATAATTGTTTAGAAACTGAGATAAGTTCTCTTAGTTCCTCTGTTGACCTACGCACGATAAGCATTCTAGCGTTAGGATTATTCAAGTACCTTACTGGATCAGCCACTAATGAGTACGACTTACCACCACCTGCTGCGCCACCGTATAAGACTTCTTGCTCTGTAGCTGCTAGAAATGATGTTTGTGGACCAGGGTTAGGCTCAAAGATTATTTCTCGTACAGCTTTTTCAACATCAATCTGCGCTGACTTCGGATTCGCTGGTGTTGTCTGACCATCCATCTCCAAAGATTCTTTTGGTAGCTCTACCACCAAGTCTTTCTTTCTCGATCTTCTCCGCCTTCCTTGCCGCTTCTTTATATTTTTTGGCATAGTTGCGGTAGTTCGAGGAAGCTCGTCTGCGTTTTTCTTCGATCCTGACACGTTTATCTAACCCTACATGCGATATATACCTACCTGATTCTTTTGATAACCATTGAGCTACTTGCCTTAAGCTGTACTCTTGTAGGAATAGTTTTGCTTTTTCTAAAAGTTCTAATTCTTCTGGTATGGGTATAAGTAAATCAGGATCTTCCTCATCCTGTTTGTATCCAAAGGGTACGTGCCTTCCAACTCTAATTATAGGATACCACTCTCCGTTCTCTCCTCTAAGTGGTATCTGCCAATCTACGTTGGGTGGATAAGCTCCCTCTGACGCTCTTTTAGTTTTAATCTTCGGCATCTTTAGAAGGTAATATAAATAGAGGCTCTGCTGATTTAACCTCTACCTTTTCTGTTTTTGTGAATCCCGCTCGGTCCAGAATGTCTTTAGCAGCCATCATTTTTTCTTTGACACCTAAGTCTGTTGGATCTGCCATAATACTAAACATTGTGTACGCAGCCTTGGTGGAAGACTGAGCAATAAATTTCTTTGTTAGTTCTACTATTTCATCTTCGATTGCTTCTACAACTTGTCTTGTAGACACACCTTCGGCGTATCCTGCAAGCTTCTTTGCTTTAACAGGATCGCCTTTGGCTTCATCAAAGAGAACCTCTAAAAACTTTCGTTGTCTATCCGTTAGCTGTCTTGCCATTATAAACCATATCTCTGATCTGACTGCGTCCGATACCAAGATCCCTTAAGTCTCTGTCAGAGAAACTGTTCAATTGCATCATAGCAATTCTACGATCAGCTTCTGCCTGACGTGATTTTTGAATGTGTATTAAAACTTCTTTTAACCATTTAATCATAATCTTAATCTCCAGTTTGATATTGTGCGAGTTGGCTAGGATACCAACTGGAGACTAGTTTTACACAAATAGTTATATCATACTACTGTTAGTATTGCAACCCCGTTATGATATAAAGTAGTATCATTTAGTTTTACTTTTTATTTTCTTTTTAATTTTAGTAGTCCAAGCTTCATTCTCTGGGGTAGTTGGGTCATCCTTTATGTAATGACCCTTAGAGTTTCTAGCTCGTACCTTTTCAGTATTTTCTGATATCCAATCCAAAACATCTTGCTCTTTAGTAAGCCACTCACCGTGGGACTTCTGAGCCATAACATCTCCTCTGGAGTTGACTACCATATCTTCACCTTCAAATCTGTACATTAGTACTTACCCTCTACGCCAAACTTTTTCTTGTGTTGAGCAATAGACTCTTCTTTAAGTCGAGTGGTGTACTTCTTACCTTTCCACATAAAAGTTGCATTACCAGATTTGCGGTTTCTAGCAAATGCTTTCCCAAAAGATTCATTAGTTACTGGACCTTGTGCGGGACGTGCCTTAGGTCTTAAAGTTGGTTCTTTTTTAGGTGGCGCTGTCTTACGTGCAGGAGCATTAGACGGCTTACTTGTTTTCTTGGTAGTTTCAGTTTTTGAGGGTACAAACTTACGATCTGTTCTTTCCTCACTAGGAGATTTAAGATCAAGCGTTGGAGCCTCTGGGCGAGCCAAATCCCTTAAAGCTGCTGGACGACTTGTTAAATTTTTAGGAGCATTAGTACGAACCTTCACCATCTCCTTAGGCATCAAAGGAGGTTTTCCTTTTGGTTTTGCTGCAGCCTTTGGTTTTAGTACAGTGGGTGATTTGGATTGCGCCTTAGGTTTTGACACACTAGTTGTCTCAGTTCTAGGTTTAGTTACAGAGGTACTACTAGGAGCCTTAGGCTTATTAACTGTAGCTGTCCTAGGGCGAGTTATTGGCTTAGGAGATGTATACTGACCAGTCTTAGGCGACTTTGGATTAGCTACAGTAGGTGCTTTTTTAACATTTGAGTCAGCCTTAATCTTACTTTTAGGGATTCTTTTACCACCTTGATCAGCAAGATCTTTTGCTACTTTTGATGAGTTAGTACCAAAAATTTCTTTACCTATTTGAATAAAATACTTGTACAGTTCTGATTTAGCACTCATTGTTTTTACCCCGTATAAGATGCGCCACATTTGGCTTTGATTATTCCGCCCTCTTTGTAGCCCATTTTTCTTTTAGACATGCCGCCCTTATTCATGACCATACCAGAAGTCATTCCTCTGGCTGACATCATACCTTGTGGAGAACGACTTGCTGAGGGACGATAACGACTTTGTTCCGCATCCATAGGTGTTGTGTCTCCACCAATAGCATAGCCCTTTTTCTTTTTAGACATGCCGCCTTTATTCATAAAGCCCATCTTGTTACGTACTGCTTTTGGAAGAGAAGCGGCTCCTTTATTTGGGGCAGGTTTAAGACCCCCTTTTGCATAACCTGTTTTCTTTGAACTTTGTTTCATTGCTAGTACTTTCTTGTTTGCTCTAAATGGTTTTGTTGTGTGAATCTTAGGCTACTACGAAGTCTACGTTTTCGCCTTGTCTTTGAGGATATAGCTTATTCATGTTCTGTGGGTGGTAGGTATAGGCATCAGTATACTTATACTTCTCAACCTTTTTATCTAGTGTTTTTGAACTTTCTTCTACGCGCTGGGTTTGTTCAGTTTTTACTTTATCGAAAGGCATCTGTGGTAATGGAAGGTAATCCAATAAACCTAAACTTATGTTCATTACTTTTTAGCCTTTCTTACAGTCCCGCCTTTAGTGGCTCTAAACTTAGCGGTTTTCTTTGCAATGCTTTTAGGTTGAGCCACAAACTGCTTACCTGCCTTCGTGCCTTGTCGTTTAGCTCTGGTTGTAGCGGCATACTCACTGCTGCTAAGAGACTTAATAGCTGAAGAAGGAAGGTAACGTTCACCAGTCGCT